GATCTGGCAACCGCCTATACCTCGGGCGACACCGGCATTGCCTACAAGCTGGAGCCGGGGCAGGTCTATCAGGCCCGTCTGGCCGCCGCGACCTATGCCAAGGACGCCCCGCTCACCATCGCAGCTTCTGGCCGTCTGGCTGCTGCAACCACTGGCACCCGCGTCGTCGCCCATTTCAGCGGCACGCCGGGCGCTTTCTCGGCTGGCGATCTGGCCGATGTGGTCATCGCTGACACCTACGTTGTCCCGGCATAAGGAGGGCTGACAATGCTTCGTTTTACCCAAGAGCAAGAGGCCGTCCTTCGCAACTCGCGTCGCGCATGGAACCAGCGCCAGACCGAACTGGCCGCATCCATGGGTGGCGGCGTGATGCTTGGCAACGCACTGACCCTGCCGAAAGACGTCTGGGGCATGTGGGACCGTGAGGGCGTCGAGCTTCAACGCTCCACGCTGGCGGTTTTCAACGATCTGGCGGCCAGCGTCTCGACGCCCATGCCCATCGGGAAAACCATCCACTACTTCCAGACGATCAGCGACAGCGGCGAGGTCAATGTCTCGCTGGATGGCCGCTCCAGCGCCCGCCGCGATCAGCAGGTCTACACCTACCACGGCACCCCCGTGCCGATCATCGACAGCGTGTTTGGCTATGGCTGGCGCCAGGTCGAGGCGGCGCGAACCGAGGGCTTCGTGCTGGACGCTGCGGGCCGCATGAACGCCAACCGCAAGATCACTGAGAAGCTGGAAAGCGCGATGCTGGTCGGCTACGACACGATCACCGTGAGCGGCGCGCCGTCATATGGCCTGCGCAATCATCCATCGCGCAACACCCGTTCGACCGGCGTCACGCTGAATGGCGCGACCGGCGCGCAATGGCTTGCGGAAATCGTGGCCACGCTGAAACTGCTGCACGCCGACAACTTCAAGACCCCGGCTACCCTGTATCTGAACTGGGATGACTGGTTCTATGCGACCAGCACCGAGTTCACGACCGGCTACCCCAAGACCATCGCACAGCGCGTGCTGGAACTTGGCGGCCTGCGTGAAATCATCCCGGCTGACAGCATTGTGGCTGACGAAATCATTGCCATCGTCAAGGACCGGCAGGTGGTTTCGCTGCTGAACTCCATGCCGATGTCCACCACGGCGAAATTCCGCGCCAACCCCCAGGATGACTACGATTTCGTCACCATGGCCGCTGCGGCACTGGAGATCAAATTCGATGCTGCGGGCCAGTGCGGTATCGCCCATTCGACCTGATGCTTTCTGGTGTGGGGCGGTGCTGCCGCCCCCATCCTGAGCGCATCAATGGAGCACCCAATGAAAGTCAAGATCACCACGCGCGGCGTCTATGACGCCAAGGGCAAAGCCATCGAGCCGGGCACCACGATCACCGTCAAGGGTGACGCCGTGCCCGCATGGCTGGTCAACAAGTGCGAGATCATCGCTGATGGCCGCAAGGCTGATGCTGCCGTGACCAACCCGGCTTCTGGCGCCGCGCAGCAGGATACCTAACAGGGGCATGACGTATGACGCTGACAATCGAGGGCGGCAGCGATGTAACCGGGGCTGACAGCTTCGTGACTATCGCGGAATTCGATGGTGCCATGGTGGCGTATTTCGGCGCAGAGGTCACCGGCACCGATCCTATCAAGGAAGCCGCGCTGCGCCGGGCATGGGTGGCGATGATGGGCTTTGAGTGGCTGCCGGGCCTGTGGAAAACCTTTGGCGGCACCATCCCGGATAAGGTCAAGCTGGCGCAATCTATCTTGGCACGGTCCGAGGCTGCATCGCCCGGATCACTATCGCCGTCCGTCACGCTGGCGGGCCAGAAGGTGCTTACCGAGGTCAAGGGCATCAGGTGGACGCTGACAGGCGATGCATCGACTGTGGAGCAATCGCGCCCGGTGGTGACGATGGCAATGGATCTTCTGCGGGATTACCTCGCCTATGATACGGCGCGGGATATTCCGGTGGGTCTGGGCTTTCGGAGTGTCGGCTGATGCTGGATTGGGCGGCGATTGCAGCTGATGTGGCGCAGGGCATGGCCGAGGCTGGATGGCCCGCCACGCTGACACGCACGACGCAGGGCGCCTATAACCCGACCACTGGCGCATATGCCGCCACCCCCACCACGCTGTCAGGCTATGCGGTGGTGGCATCTGACACTCCGGTTGCAGATGCATTCCCCGATTATGTCGCCTGGCCAGCCGATGAACTGGTGCTGCTGAATATCGAAGGCGCGGTGCGGGAAAACGACACGCTGGCCTTCTCTGGCCGGACTTTCACCATCCGCCGCACCAAAGACCTTACCGGAGCCGCGTTCCTCTGGCATGTGGTGGCGCGGTAATGGCCCTATCGGCGCGTGAATGGCGGCTGCTTGAAGAAAAGCTGGCTGAACTTGAGCCTGCGGTTCGTCAGGCGTTTACCGAAGCCGTCCAGCGGTGGGCGGGGCAGGTGCCGCTGGCCGATCTGATCGCGCTGATCGAGGAAGGCCAGATTGCCGCCGCGTTGGAACTTGTCCGCATCCCTGACGCATGGATGACACCGACCAATGAGGCGGTTCGGGCGGCGTTCATCGCGGGCGGGCTGACTGCTGGAGATCTGGTAACAGCTGCGGTTCGCGCGAGGTTCGGGTTTGGCGTCAATCCGCGTGCCGAGGCATGGGCGCGCAGCACATCCAGCCGGATGATTGATGGGGTCAACGAAAACCTGCCTGAAATCCAAGGCTACATCGCGCAGGCCGTGGACAAGGGCATCCCGGCGCGCCAGATCGCGCTGGAAATCACCGGGCGTGTCGATCCGGCGACACGGCGTAGGACGGGCGGTTTGCTGGGGCTGAACAGCACGCAGACCGATGCGGCGATCAAGGCGCGCCAGCAGCTTGACGGGCTGGATGATGACTATTTCACCCGCAAGCTGCGCGACAAGCGATATGATGCCACGGTGCGCAAGGCGATCCGTGATGGCAAGCCGCTGACCCGCGCCCAGATCGACAAGATATCGGGCAGTTACAAGGATCGCCTGCTGGCCTATCGCGGCAAGGTCATCGCGCGCACCGAGGCGCTGAATGCCTTGCGCGCCGGGCAGCATGAGGGCTTCCGTCAGATGCTGGATGCTGGGCTTGTGGCTGGCTTGGAGGTCAAATGGCTGGACACGGCGGATGGCCGCACGCGGGATAGCCATGTCGCTCTTGGCGGTCTGCCCGCGCAGCCGTTCGGGACGCCATTCATCAGCCCGGCAACAGGCGCGCTGATGGATTTTCCCGGCGATACTAGCCATGGCGCGCGTGGCGAGGATGTAATTCAGTGCTTCCCCCCCGGCGCCATGATTTCACGAGTTGGCATTACGCATGCAATGCGCCGATATTACTCTGGTGATCTTGTTGAACTGCGCGCGACTGGTGATATCGTCATGTCCGTCACCCCTAATCACCCTATACTCACTGGGCGCGGATGGGTTAGCGCTGGCGAAGTCAATGAAGGCGACGAGGTTTTTGAGTGCCGCGTCGGAGATCTCGCTAAAGTTTCGTCCGGTCCAGATATATGCGCAGTGGATGTCAGCGCCGAGCATCTCTACAATTCTGCACAATCTCTGAGTGTTCCAGTGCGGCCTGACCGTGCTGTTGTGGATTTCCACGGCGACATTCCCGACCATGATGTCGATATTGTAGCCGTTGACGGCGGCCTGGGGGATGCACTTGTACCCGAGGTTGGTGAGATGATTAGCAACGTAATCTTCTCCTGCCCCGACGAAATGTCTGGATATCTGATTGCGCGCCGCATGGGCCGCATGAGTGATTTGGCTGTGTCCGATTTCCCTGACTGCCGCATGGGCGGCAGCAGCCCTTGCCTTCCGGGCATCCGGGGTGAGGATTGCAGCGGCGCGCCTATTGCCTTCGGAAATGCTTGGCCTCTTGATCCCGAGATCATCAAGGCACCTGCAAACAGTGGCCCTGCCAATTCCAATGGATTTGGATATCGAAAGGACCGTGTGACCGCGATCAAAGAGATCCTTGACCGCATCAAGATACGCAATCCTTTGGGCTGCATATCTTTCTTTGGTCTTTTGCCCAACGCAAATTCGCCCGTCCATAGCCGGGGATTGGATGTCGGCAATGCAGGAGATCACCATTGTTCGGCTTATGCCGGTCATTTTTGCGATCTCCATGGGGCTGCTACATGTTTCCATAGCCGCTCTGACCGCGCCCAGAAGCGGGGCGCGCTTGTCGCGCCAATGGTTTCTCGTCGATCGATCACTCATGTATCAAGATCCTATTATTCTGGGTATGTGTACAACTTCACTAGCTCGTCCGGTGTACTTGTTTCGGATGGCATTGTAAATCACAACTGCCGCTGCGCCGCGATATACACCCCGGTGAAATCATGAGCGCGCGTGATTTCGCCTTGCAGATCGACAAGGAATGGCTGGATGCACAGGAAGACATGCACAAGACCATCATCGCCATCGCGATTGAGGCAATGGCCAGCGTGCAGCGCCGCAGCCCGGTTGATACAGGGCAATTCCGCGCGAACTGGCTTCTGAGCGTTGATACGCCGGATCTGTCGGTGCAGGAAGGCCCCGGCGGCGCGCTGGCTGCGAAGTCATCCACCGCCATTGCCAGTTACGCCGCAGTGCAGGGCTTCCCGGTGATCTGGCTGCAAAACAACCTCCCATATGCAGGGCGCCTTGAAGATGGCTATTCCAAGCAGGCGCCCAATGGTATGGTGGCTCTGACCGTGGCGGAGCTTTCCGCGAAATATGGTGGCCGATGACATACCAGACCGAACGCCTTGCGATTGAGACCTACATCGCCGCCAACTGGTCGAGCGGCCCGATTGGCTTTGACGCCCAGGAATTCACGCCGGTTGCTGGTTCGATCATGTTGACGATCAACAGCGGCGCCGTCTTGCAGGGAAGCGTGGGGCGCGTGTCAAAC